TTAGCTTCTTTTCGTTTTTGCTGTAAGCCATTTTTTAGAATGGTTTTTTGTATCTATTGCCTTGGTATCTTTCGCTATATGGTCTGTGATCTTCATAGTCACCCCTGCCCAAGTTGATAGCTACCTTGTACTGATTAGATACAGGCTGAATAGTAGTGACATCCGATCCCGGATTCAAGTACTCAGGGTACAGGGTAGAATTAGCGCATAGGAAATTGATTGCCCGTTCTGCGTACCACTCCGCATAGCCTTTGTAGTATTGACTTATGCTCTGCAATTCTGCAAAGGTAGGCTCTGTGATGTTCTCACTTTTTCTTTTTACTACCCCTTTGTTCACGAACTTGTACTGCATAGCCATAGGCAATTCACCAAGCACATAGTTGAAAAGGGTATCCGTGAGATAGCTATCTAGGAAGGTCTTATAGACTGCATTCCCAGACTGCCCTATAGTGCCTGCTGCAATTAGTTGAAGGATCTTATCGTATAGCGCAGTTCCACAGATAGGATGAATATACCTATCCTGAGTCATCTTTATCACCTGAGTGACATTCTTCAGGTCAATATTTGCGGAGGCTACTGTGAAATCCTTGAAGGACTGCTCACTGATCATTAATACATTTGCGCTCATCGTGATGTCTTTTCTACTACTACATTTCTTTTCCACTCATGACGGCAGAAAGGAGTTCTCAATCCTGTGTTTGGGTTGGTGTACCATCCACCGCACAATTGAAATACCGAATAGCCTAGCTGATTGGATATGTTTTGAATTTCTTCCCGTGTAAAGAATAGACCGCTGCCATATAGCTTCTCGCACAAAGGTCTTGATCCACTCTTTGCAGCAGGTACATTTGGTCTTTCCTCATAGGAATAAAGTACCTTGAAGGAAGTAACAGGCTGAAGTCTTTTGATAGCTGCATCTCCTGTCCGGGTTACGGATCTAGTGATCAACCCTTCACGGCTGATCTTCTCCACCAAAACCTGATCATCAATCAAGGTGTTGATTCTTGAGATCACGGAAGCCTCATCTATGCCTACTACCTTTGCAATCTGTGGGATAGTTATCGCCTCATTTCTTTGGATCTGAGTGATGATCTTTCTTTGCACTTCATTAAGTTGGTATTCTGCAAATAGATCCTGCTTGATAAATTCTTCCATGCTTGAGAAGTGCATCTTTGAACTTTCAATCACTTTAAATTTATCCTTTGATACCCCTTTGCCTTCAAACTTTGATAGGATATTCGCATCGTGTTCTGAGATAGAACATTGAAGGTGGAGGTGATCTGAGAATCCTTGCGTAGGATCTGTGATAACCTCCGTAGGGGTTACGATTTCAGCCCTTACAGGTAGACCAATCAAGCCTCTCAATTCATTCACATCCATAGATTCAACTACCTTCGTAGCAATCAATGGGGAAAGGCTGTTCAATGAGTTAATGATATCCTGCGCACCTTGGCTTTCCTTCTTCTCGATAGGTGCAAGTCCTAGCTTCTCCCGGATCTCATCTTGAGTCATGTTAGTGCTGATAATCTGCTCACTAAATTGGAAGGAGATTGGCTCAGTCTTCTTAATCTCAAGTTCTGCAATAATATCATTGAACTTCAAAAGGTAATTTACTACCTCTTCAAGGGCTTGCTGCTTTGCATTTACATAGGTGTTTTGGAATAGTTCGGAAGCCTCTCTCATTTCAGATCTTCCGCCTAGCTGCCCTTCCGTCTTGATTCCAAAAAGCATTGGGCTAGTCACCTTATGACCTGTGAAAATCTCTTGCTGAACAGTCTTATTTAAAAGGTCAAAATGCTTGTCCAATTCAGTTCCCGATAGATCAATGATTGAAGGTTCATTCTCTTTGCTATCATTGAAAGCAAGCATGAATTTTCCTGCATTCTTTGATCCTGAAAACTTGTCTTTGAATTGTCTCTCGATCCGATCCTCTTCTTCTTGGCTTACCTTACCTCCATTCAAGTTAATCAACTTGCTTGAGAACATCCCGTTGTTTATGGTGTTGAGGTGGTACTCCCCAATAGAGATATCTAGTTCAATGTAGGATATCGCACCTCTGTAGTCTGGAAGGGAATAAGTATTTGCGCCTGCTCTGTATTCCTTAAAGTAAAGAATCTGTGTACCGGTGGTATTATTAGGATCGAATGCAGGGTAGGTCTCGAAATCAGGTCTAGGGTTGACATTATCATTTTTGATCCAATTGTCAGAGACATAGAATTCGCTATTGTCTAGGTTGGTTCTCACCTTGTAGTAGTCTACATGATAGAGTTCTGCAATCTCCCCCGTGCCTTTTGTCCAAATCACTTGAAGGTAGTATCCTCCAAAAATAGATAGATCTGTGACTAGCTTTTTGGTCAATTCATTTAGGCTTTCCTGCTTGGTGTTGATCCGATCAATCAACCCGAATGCCTTTGCCTTTTGCATTTCATCTTCTGCCTTGACAGTCCACCCGTTGCCACAGATGTAGTCTACCTTTCCGGTAATGATAGCGTTGTTCTTTGCGCTATTATTGTAGATCCTTAGTAGGTAGTTCGGGTAGTCATTCTTCTCCCCGTAGTAGATGTATTCTTTCCCCTTAACTTCTTTGTAAACGGGCAAAGGCACTTGATCGAACTTGAATAATTTTATCATGCTGTTGTATAGGTCTTATAAGTACCATTATAGCCGTTGTATCTCACTACTCCTGTAGTGGATAGATTAGGTGCAGTCAACTCCATTTTCCCTGTGGCAATAACATCAGCACCGCTTCCCGTTTGGGTTACATAGTACCGCCAAAATCCAACAGTTGAAGAACTGAAAGAGGCTTCGCTAATTGCAAATTCTGAATACCGATCTTTGAAATCACTCACATCGTTTAGGTTTAAAGTCACTTCTTCCTTTGTTACTTCATGCTGAAATAAAAAGGTGTAGGTATTGCTAGTAGTTTCTCTTTTATCAAATAGGGCTATGTAGATCACGCTATTAGCCCCCTTCTCGATTATCACAATATCTATAAATACAAAATCCTTTCTTTATGTACACAAAAAAAACAGCCCCAAAATTAGGGCTGCTTTTCACATCTAAACAACAAACCAAATATTAGTCCAAAGGAACAGTTCCGGTGAATAGTGGAGCAAGTTCCTTTTCGTTACCTGTAAAGGTCAAGGTGTAGCCATTTCGATCACCGAATGCAGTACCTGATCCTGAACCGCCACCAGTCAAGTCAAGTCCATTCACCTCACCAAGTGCCCACATCTTATCGTTGTTGTCTTTTACCAAGGCAACAAGTCTATTTTTAGCAAGAAGAAGGATCTCATTTCGAGTGTTCACTTGCAATTTATTGAGGATGATCTCCAAAGTTTGAGCGTAGAAAACTGTGCCATTTTGAACATTGGTATTGACTGCCTCTGCAAAGTTTGAACTTTCTTTAACTAGTTCGTACTTCCAGAAGTATTTACCTGCATCCATAGTCACTCCTGTGTAAGTGCCTGCTGATCCTGTCCAAGATGCAATATCTTCTACGGCTGCGAAATATACTTCCTTCAAACCGCCAATAGAATCTTTGCAGTCAAGGGTATAGTTTTGAGTTAATGCGCAAGCCATATTTATTTTTATTTTAAGGTTTTAAAATAGGGTAGGAGTGAATCCCCTACCCCTTATTTATTTAGGCAGCAGCCAACTTCCAGTAAACTACTTCATCAGGGAAGGCTACCTGTACACCCATTTTGAACTCTACTACGAATCTCATTTCATCCGCCTCTTTAGCATAGAACAATTCGAAGCGATCCTGCTCGTTTAGCAAGTCAGTACCTAGATAGATATTTGACATAGAAAGTGCAAAAAGGCTATCAGTAGCATTAAGACCATTTACACCAATCAATTTGATGTTTGTTCCCGGTACTACTAGTTCCATATTTGCTGCATCTACAGGGTAGTGAAACAAATTAGCATCTCTCAAAGCAAGTACATACTCACGGAAAGTATCATTACCGCAGAAGATCACTACATCATCCTTGTCCAAAAGGGCAGCAGGAATAGCCGCAAAAACTTCATCTACAGCTTGCTCTACATTTGATTTAGTCAAAGTAGTCAAGTTGGAAGTGTTTCCTTTAATTGGATCACCTGCACCACCAAATCCAAGAGAATCGATAATTTTACCAATTCCATTAAACTTGTTTAGTTGACCACTACCAGAAGCTGTGTCACCTTGCCAAATTGCAGTCTCAAGAGCCGCTCCGATTCTTTCTACTTTCTGTGCAGTGTACTCAGCAGCATAAGCCATGTAGTCATAGGTAGAACCTTCTCTCAAAGC